TGATGAGTTTGGTGCAAGTGATGCCGCGGTAGGTGGTACTGAACCTGCAGGTAGAGAAAAGCGTGAAGGTTATCAACCAGTTAAAAAACCTATAGCAGAATCAACTCGCATTTTCCGTAAACTAGCAAAGTAAGGAGATCCTATGCGATTGTTTGAACTCGCAGGAACTGAAGCCGCAGAAGATCTAATTCTAGTTCTACGTAATCAAATACAAAGAGCAAATCAGTCTGATAGCGAAGCAAAATTAAGTTGGACGGCAATAACCAATTTAATGAAATCAGCAGGGCATGGAAATTATTCATATGCAAGTTTCAAACCAATGTTTGATACTAATGTTGATTTACAAAACATTGTTCGCAATTTTAATCAAGACGGAGTTGAACTAAACACTACCTTTGATAAACCAGAGGACAGTGCCGATGCTGTTGACACAACTTCATCACCTACTAAAAAAGTTCAACAAATGGCAAAACGAGCAACTAATAAAAGAATTTAGTTGACTTTTGTCAATATATTGCTTTATAATTAATAATATTGAAGAGAGTATAAAATTATGAATTTAACCCCACCACCATATGTTGAAAAATTTCAGTATCATACTGTAAAGCAAATCAATTTGGAAGGTAAAAGACTTTACGAAGCACCAGACGGAACCAAAACACCAAGTGTAACAACTATTCTTGGTAAAACAAAAGATATGACACATCTTATTGCTTGGAAGAAACGTGTTGGTGAAGATCAAGCACAGCAAATTGTAACAGAAGCGGCAGGTGTTGGTACAGCAATGCACAATAATCTAGAACGTTTTCTTTGCGGTGAAGAACGTATGCCAGGCAAGAATCTTGTACACGTACAAGCAAATAAAATGGCAGATCAAATCATTACTAATGCACTATCTGATGTAGATGAAATATGGGGAATTGAACAGGCTTTGTATTATCCCCAGATGTATTCAGGCACAACTGACCTAGTAGGTGTATATAAAGGTAAACCTGCTATTATGGACTTTAAACAAACTAATAAACCCAAGAAAAAAGAATGGGTAGAGGATTATTATCTACAATTAGCCGCATATGCAATGGCTCATAATGCTGTGTATGGTACAGAAATTAATGAAGGTCATGTGTTTATGTGTAGCAGAGATCTACAATATCAACAGTTTGATTTAGAGCCTAGCGAGTTCGAGCATTGGTGTAATGAGTGGCTTAAACGTGTAGAAGACTACTACGCTAATCATCATTATTAAGACTTTGTCAATTGACTAAATAATAGCAAAGGAGTAATATAAAGTGGCCGTAGTACAAATATCTAAAATCCAGCACCGTAGAGGTAAAGAAACTATTTCCGGAGGAATTCCGCAATTAGCCTCTGCTGAACTTGGATGGGCAATTGATACACAAAAACTTTATATTGGTAATGGCTCAGTTTCCGAAGGTGCTCCTGCCGTAGGTAACACAGAAATCTTAACGATAAACACAAATTTATTTGATTTGTTAAATCAATATGAATATAAAGGTAATACTGGTGCGTTCAAACAAACCGGTGTGTTTGCAAACGATCCTGTAATTAGAACTGTACAGCAAAGACTAGATGATTCAGTTTCAATTAAATCATTCGGAGCAGTAGGGGATGGTATAACTGACGATACTGCCGCAATTCAAAGAGCCATTGATACTTTATTTTTAAACTCTGGAGATAAGTTTGATCCTAGATCTAGAGTAACATTAATTGTTGAAGCAGGTGTTTATAAGGTAACAGGAACTTTATATATTCCACCATATACTAATTTAGTAGGTGATGGAAAAGAAAAAACAATTTTTAAATTATTTAGAAATCCTAACGAAGCATTGCCAGGAACAGCAAGACCTTTAATACAAACAGTTGCAGGTAATTCAACACCAGGATCATATGTTATGTATAGCAATATGATTTCTCAACAACGACCAAGATATATTACACTAAAAGGAATTAGTTTTGATATCAACTCTGATGTAACTGTTCATGATGCTATTTTTAAAATGGATAACATGACAGAAAGTACAATCGACGATTGCAAATTTAAAGGAACGTATGTACGTGGCGGAGGATATTCAATCGCACAAACAGGTATTATGATCAGAGGTCTTGGTGCTCTTACAAGTGAACAAAACTTAATTAAGAATTGTGAATTTGAAAATTTAAGTGTTGGTGTTTACAGTATACAAGATGTTAAAAATATTAATTTCGAAAGTAATATCTTTAATTTCTTACACACAGGAATTGATCTTGCAAGAACAAGCACAGGAACAGGATCACAAAAACAAGGTCCAAGAAACTTTTTAATTAGAGGCAATATTTTTGACAAGGTTGAAGACTTTGGTATTGCTGTATGGAAACCAAATTCAACTGTGTCACCTACAGGACATACATCAATAGGTAACAGTTTCTTAGATGTTGCAAATAACAACAATGGACAAAATTCACCACAAACAGCAGTAATAATGTTCCAACCTATTTTATGTGATAGTGTTGGAGACTATTTTGAAAGAGATAGTTATGTTAACACAGCAGTGGCAACAAATGTTCCTTACAAACCAACTGTAGACGGCAATCATTATACAAAAGGTAGAATCAACACAGCAACGTTGGTTGAAACTGATTCTTTCAACACATTTACAAAATTACCTTTTACCAAAGATAAGATTGCATATATGGATTATCTAGTTGTTAAAACTGGAGCCAATTCTACAACAAGACAAGGGCGTTTAACAATTACCATTAACAATTCTCAAGCACAAGTAACAGATAGTTTTAGTCATTTAGGTTCTAATGACGGCGGAGTATCTTTTAGTGCTAGTTTAGATAACATGGATTCGACAGCAGGCAACGAAACCGTGTTAATTAAGTACCGAAACCCAATAGGTAATGGTAGTGGATCCTTACGTTACGCAATTAGTCACTTTGCATAATGTTTCTAGATACAAATACGGAAACTAGAATTCTATTATGGCGAGAGTTTAGAACACAACTAGAGGTTAGTAAAGATCCTTTACAGGATACAATAAATTTGTGGAACAGTGCACCACGCATTGATCACTATTTAGATTCTTGGAATTCTCAACACTGGCCAACGCCGTGGGAACTTTTAAAGGAAAACCGGTTTTGTCCCATCTCTATACCCCTTATGATGGGTTGGACACTCAAGTTAACTGAGCGTTTTAAGAAAGATAATATTTTGATAAAAATATGTATAGACCATACGACGCAAATGTACTATAATGTAGTTATGGTTTCAAACAATGTTTTAAACTATGACACAACTAAAGCAGTTAGTATAGAATCATTGCCTACAAGTTTGCACGTTCAATATCAATATACAATTTGATGTTGAAAAGTAAATACGTCTACTACTGATTATAAGGCAAAAGTTTTTGAAAGACGAGGAATATTATGACGAAAAAAGAAATTTTCATTACCAAGCGTTCAGGTGACAGAGAAAAATTAGATTTAGATAAAATGCATTTTGTTGTTGAGCAGGCTTGCACAGATTTAAGCGGTGTAAGTGCTTCACAAATTGAGATGAACGCTGACTTACAGTTCTACGATGGTATGACAACAGATGAAATTCAAAACATCTTGATTAAAAGTGCAAACGATTTAATTTCGTTAGAAGCACCTAACTATCAATATGCGGCGGCAAGACTGTTGCTTTATAGTTTACACAAACAAGTTTATGGACGCTATGAACATAAAAGTTTAATGCAGATTGTTGATCAGAATATTGAACGTGGTGTATATGATCCTGCCATTAAAGAAAAATATAATCGTACAGATTTCAAACAAATGAATGCTTGGATCAAGCATGACCGTAATGAAGAATTTACATATGCAGGACTTCGTCAAGTAGTAGACAAATATTTGTGTCAGGATCGTAGCAGTGGTGCAATTTATGAAACACCACAATTTATGTATATGATGATTGCGGCAACACTTTTTGCTGACTATCCAAAGGAGACACGTTTAAACTACGTGAAAAAATATTATGACGCGACCTCACTTTTTAAGATCAACATTCCAACACCTGTCATGGCTGGAGTTAGGACTCCTATTCGTCAGTTTGCCTCTTGTGTTCTTGTTGATGTGGATGACAATCTTAATTCTATTTTTAGTAGCAACAGTGCAATTGGTTATTATATTGCTCAAAGAGCCGGTATTGGTATTAACGCAGGTCGTATCAGAGCGATCAATTCTAAAATCAGAGGCGGAGAAGTAGCACACACAGGTGTTGTCCCGTTCCTAAAAGTTTACGAAGCAACAGTAAGAAGTTGTACACAAAACGGTGTGCGTGGCGGTAGTGCTACTACCCACTTCCCATTATGGCATTTAGAAATTGAAGATATTCTAGTTCTTAAAAACAACAAAGGTACAGAAGATAACCGTGTGCGTAAACTAGACTATTCAATTCAATTAAACAAAACAATGTATGAGCGTTTACTAGAGGGTGGAAACATTAGTCTTTTCTCGCCACACGATGTTCCGGATCTTTATGAAGCATACTTTGGAGATGCTGATAAGTTTAAAGAATTATACGAACATTACGAGCGTAAAACATCCATTCGCAAAAAGACTTTAAAAGCAATGGACCTATTCTCTGCTCTACTTAAAGAACGTGCTGAAACAGGACGTATCTATATAATGAACGTTGATCATGTAAACACACACAGTTCTTTTAAAGACAAAGTTTATATGAGTAACCTATGTCAAGAAATTACATTACCTACAGATCCTATTAGTCATATTGATGACGAACAAGGTGAAATTGCATTATGTATTCTTAGTGCTATTAACGTAGGTTTAATTAATCATCTAGAGGAATTAGAACCTTTATGTGATCTTGCTGTAAGATCTTTAGATGCTATTATTGATTATCAAGGATATCCTGTAAAAGCCGCAGAACGCTCAACCAAGGCAAGACGTTCGTTAGGTATTGGATACATTGGCCTTGCACACTACTTGGCTAAAAACAAAGTTAAGTATGCCGATAAAGAATCATGGAAACTAGTACATGATTTAACAGAAGCATTCCAATATTATCTTTTGAAATCATCAAACAATTTAGCAAAAGAATTAAGTCCTTGCGATTATTTTCATCGTACAAAATATGCTGACGGCATTTTACCTATCGATACTTACAAACAAGAAGTTGACGATATCGTCGGAAAGAAATTAAATTATGATTGGGAGAGTCTTAGATCTAGCATCAAAACTCACGGACTACGACACAGCACATTGTCCGCACAGATGCCATCGGAGAGCAGTTCCGTTGTGTCGAACGCAACAAATGGAATTGAACCACCTAGAGGATACTTGTCCGTTAAGAAGTCAAAGAAAGGGCCTCTTAAGCAGGTTGTTCCAGAGTATAACAGATTAAAGAATTTTTATACTCTACTTTGGGATATGCCAAGCAACGAAGGTTATATCAACATTGTGGCTGTCATGCAAAAATTCTTTGATCAAGCCATTAGTGGTAACTGGTCATACAATCCTTTACATTATGATAACAATGAAGTTCCTTTAAGTATTATGATGAAAGATATGTTAACAACTTTTAAAATGGGTTGGAAGACATCATACTATCAAAACACCTATGACTTTAAAGGTGCTGAAGATACTGTACAACCACAGGGTTTGGAAGAAACACAGGTTGACACAAGCACAAACGGTGTTACAATAAATGGAACTAATGGTCATGTAAATGGCACAAACGGAGTAAACGGGGACAAAACACATTCAACTGACGTCGAAGGAGAGTGTGAAGCGTGTGCAATCTAAATAAGTTTTATGAAAAAGGAAAAGAATAAGCGAATGGCTAAAACAGTATTCAATCGAAAAAAAGTCGATTTTACAAAACAGTATATGTTCTTCGGTGAAGATCAAAATACGCAAAGGTACGATGTATTTCGTTATCCAGAATACGATAAACTTAATCAAACTATGCTTGGTTACTTTTGGCGTCCTGAAGAAGTCAGTCTACAAAAAGATAGAGGTGACTATCAGGAGTTTCGTGATGAACAAAAACACATCTTTACAGCAAACCTAAAGTATCAAACACTGCTGGATAGTGTACAAGGTCGTGGTCCATGTCTTTCCTTTTTACCATACTGCTCTAGTCCAGAACTTGAAGGTTGTATTATTGCTTGGGATTTCTTTGAAACAATTCACTCACGTTCATACACACACATTGTAAAGAACGTGTATCCAAATCCAAGTGAAGTATTTGACACTATTCTAGATGATGAAAAAATTATTGAACGTGCAATTAGTGTAACCAAACACTATGACGAATTCAATGAAATTGCTAATCAATATTTCAATCACGGAAAAGGTAATTTATACGAAGTTAAAAAGTCTTTATACAAAGCAATGATGACTGTAAACATTCTTGAAGGTTTACGTTTCTATGTATCATTTGCTTGTACGTTTGCATTTGGTGAACTTAAACTTATGGAAGGTTCAGCAAAGATTATTTCACTTATTGCTCGTGACGAAGCAACACATTTAAATCTATCAACACACATTCTCAAGCACTGGGCAAAAGGCGATGATGATCCAGACTTTGTTAAGATTGCAAAAGAGTGTGAAGAAGAAGTTTATGACTTATGGCGTAATTGTGTAAATGAAGAAAAAGCGTGGGCAGATTATCTTTTTACTAAAGGTAGTATTGTTGGTTTAAATGCTAACCTACTTCACGCATATGTAGAATTCATTGCTAACAAGAGATTGAAAGCACTTGGACTTAAGACGATCTATGATCGCCCTTTAAATCAAAATCCTCTACCATGGACACAGCATTGGTTAAGTAGTGCTGGACTTCAAGTTGCACCACAGGAAACAGAAGTTGAAAGTTATATTATTGGTGGTGTTAAACAGGACGTAGAAGAAGATACGTTCAAAGGATTTAAATTATAATGATATACAGTATTAGATACTATCTATTGCTTCTTATAGAATGGAAAATATCTATACTACAAAAAGTTAAAAAAATTGTGTCTGGAGAGTACAAGTATACAAAAACAGACAAAGATTGGATTGACGGTTACAATAAATGGAAGAAGGAACAGAAACATGATTGAGATATATGGTAAACCTATGTGTCCATTCTGTGACAAGGCAAAAAGACTTTGTGAGACACGGGGATTTGATTTTACATACAAATCACTAGGCACAGACTATACAAGAGAAGAACTAATGGAACAGTTTCCTAATGCTAGAACTGTACCACAGATTGTTATCAATGGATTAAAGATTGGTGGCTATGAACAATTTACACAATACCTTGACGATACAGGTTACAACGGAACAGGACATACTTTATAATGCTTATTGAAACAATTAAAACCGGTGATATACTCACAGTAAAATTAACATCAGGAGAAGAACTTGTTGGTAAACTAGATTCTGAAACTGATACACATATTAAACTTAAAATGCCTCTTACGTTGGTAATGAGTCAGCAAGGTGTTGGTTTGCAACAATATCTTTTTACTGCTGATCCAGAAAAATTGCTTACAATTAATAAAACAGCAATCGCTTGTTTTACATCAACAAGAGAAGAATTTGCAAAAGCATACCAAGAACGCACAACAGGGTTTGTAACACCTCCAAAAAACTTCGTAGTCTAATAACTACTAAATACTTGTATGCACGAGTTTGTATTCAAGATAAAAGGACAATTAGTCACAGTCAACAAGTGGGAAGACGTTCCACAACAGTTTGATCATGTGATTAAATTTGTTCCTGATATTCCACCTGATCCTCATACAGAAGAACAGCACGAAGAAATTTCTTTGTGGAATGCTAGATTACAACAGTTAATGGAGATTGAAAGAAATGCCCGCAATAACTCGTAAGGGAGATGCTGACGTTCCGCACTGTTCTGGAATGGTTAGAGATGCACATAGTCCTGATGTATTCGCTAATGGAATACCTATTTCAAGACAGTCTGATGTAAACACAGGTCATTTGTTACCGGGTGCACCTTGTCCGAGCCACGCGGCTCCTATTGCTGTAGGTTCAACAACTGTTTTCATAAACGGTTTAGGTTGTGGAAGAATAGGCGATGCTATCTCTGGATGTACTTCGGTTGCCGCTGGAAGTGGTGATTGCTTCGCAGGCGGATAATTTAAATTGCTTTAAACGGTAATGGTTTACCTTTTTCGTCAACAATCATATCACCGGTATCGGCCCAACATCCTGCCATAATACTGCTACCACCCAACTTAACATATCGAACAGGTTTCACTTCAATCAGTTCACCATCTCTTAATCTTGTTCGTTTGTTGTTTACTGACGCTGGCCCTCTTTGTTTTATTCCAGCCATATTACGCTCCTGCTTTAGCCTTTAATGCCGCTCTTTTCTTTTCGGATATTAATGCTTGTCTTATTTTTCTACCGATTGGTAATTGTTGTACTATTTCGTAGATTCCGCCTTTTTTGGCTTCCCACTCTACTTTTACAGATGTACTCTTTGTTCCACCTTGAAATGATAGTACCGCTTTTTTATAACTTACTGCTTCTCGTGTTTCTACCTTATCACCGTCCGTGAAAGTAAAAATTCTCATCTTTGCCATAACACTCCTGGGTTAGTTGTTTGGTTATTTTCTTGGACGTTAGTTATCTTTTTTAATTAAAAAACACGCACTTTACTACTTGACAAATAGAAAAAATAGTGCTATAAATATAGAGTAATTGTTGACGTCATTGTATGTCACAAGAGCAGGACGAGGGTGCAACTCCCTCCACCTCCACCATAAACACATTTATTGAGTGTGCTTATGGGGGGTGTGGTAGGATCGACTGGCTTGTTAAGAATGAAAGAGATTACCGGTAAGGAACGACCGAGCAAATGTGGGGAGACTCACGCTATTTGTCCAAACACTATAAATGCAAACGATAATTTTGCATCTGGAGAATTACGCCTAGCGGCGTAATTTAACGGGGTTGGCAACTTACCTGGCAACAGAAAAGTTGCATTTTAGAGAAAACTACATTACAAAGACTAAATTTACCACAATAACAAAAACAAACAGTAACTAGAGAAAGTATAACGGAGATAGGGTTGTGCATAGCACCTATCTCCTTTTTATATTATATCGCTTTCTTCGGTAAATACACATAGGAGATTGAGAATAATATGTCTGTAAAAGTAATTGATGCATTTAGGATAATTGTAGCCAAAAATAACAATGGTACCCTTACAGTAGGGTCTGTAGAAGCGGATGCTGATAATGATACGCTTACTATTTCCGCAGGTACGGGTATTGGCTTATCTGTTGATCCTGCAACTGATACACTAACAATATCAGCACTAGGACTTGATCAATTACTATCATCTGCACTGGGTAGAATTACAATTTTTGCTGATGATTCCACACTAAGAGTTGTTCAAGGTGGAGAATCTTTTGGTATACTAGGAACAGGTGCTGTAACTACCACATCAAATGCTGAAGGCGATATTTCGATCAATGTTCCAACAGATTTAAGCACATTTGATAATTCAACTTCGTTGTTTGTTTCACAGGGCAACAATATTTCATTATTAACAAATGATGCAAACTATATCACAAATTTAACAGCATCAATTACAGCAGGTCAAGTTTCAGGATTGGCCGCTGTTGCAACATCTGGTACATATGGTGATTTAACATCACGACCTAATTTAACCTTTGACGGTGACATGAGTGGTAACACCGGAGGTGCATTAGGTGGTGGTGCAAGTACAATTACACTTACATTAGATACTGTAAACTCAAACGTAGGTACGTTTAATACAGTAACAGTAAATGCGAAAGGTTTAGTTACTTCAGCAAGTAACACAGCATACCTAACATCAGAATCAGACACATTAGATTCAGTAACTGGTAGAGGTGCAACAACTACAAACAATATTAGTGTTGGAGAAATATCTACAACCAAAGTTAATGTAAATGGAGTTTATAGTTTACCTGAGTTTATTGGAACAGAAGGACAGGTATTAAAAGTTATAAACGGCAAACTATCGTTTGGTGAAGGTGGTGGAACAGGCATTGGTGACGGAGCAATTTATGTTGCCGCTGACGACTCTGCTATCAAAAGAATTGACGCAGGTGAATCACTTTCAATTTTAGGAAGCGGTGCAGTTTCAACAAGTTCGGATATAGAAGGTGCGATTACTATTAATGTATCAACCGATCTATCAACATTTGATAATTCAACAACACAGTTTATTTCCGCTGGTGGAAACATTTCACAATTTACAAACGATTCCGGTTATCTAACAACAGAGTCAGATACACTAGCAAGTGTTACAGGTAGAGGTGCAATAACAAACACACCAATCTCGATCTCAACAAGTAATAATTCACCTCTAACTGTAACCAGCACGGTAAACACAACTGCTCCTGGACCATATGTTACAACAATGCGTGACAGAGATGCAAGTGTACAAAACAATGACTACATTGGTGGTATTTTAGCACAGGCTAAAAATAGTAACAACGAAGTTCATGATTATGGTTCTGCTGTATGGCAGATTAAAAATAAAACTCTTAACAGTGAAACCTCGGTTGGTATTTTAAGAAGTTATCAATCAGGAAGTTCTGTTGATAGTATTACATACGGTAATGGATTTATCAAATTAAATCATGACGTGCAAATTGAATCAACATATGGATTACAATTTGATGGTGCTACACCAGATGCAAATTATACAAAAATTATTGCAATAGATCCTACAGGATCAAACACAATTAGTTTACCTGATGCAACAGGAACAGTTGCATTAACATCAGACCTAACAGCATACACACAACAAAATACACAACACGTTGGAAGTTTAAAAGGAAATGTTTATGCTAATGACGGAGTAAGCATATTAGTAGATGCTGTTAATGGAACAGTGCCTGGAGCAACACTTGCCGAAGAAGCGGTTGCACTGGAAACTCCAAGACCTTTTGAAATTACAGGTGTTGTTGCCGGCGGTCCTATATCGTTTGATGGAACGGGTGGCGTAACCATTCCGGTATCATTTACAAATTTAAATATTTCACAATTTAATAACGATGCAGGATTTGTAACACAAGGATTAAGTGCAGGCAGTCCATTAAGTTTATTTGTTAATGACGTTGGATACATTACAGCATTTAACGTTACAGCAGACGATAGTTCTATAAGAACTATTAACAGTGGTGAAACAATTCAATTTGTTGGTAGTGGAGTTGTTACAACGTCAAGTGATGCTGAAGGAAAAATTACAATTGATGTTCCTAATGCCATAAGCACATTTACCAACGATGCAGGATACAATACACAAAACGATGTAATTACACTCTACGGAGATATTACTGGTAGTGGTAGAACAAGCATTAATACATCATTAAATTTAAACTTATCAAATATTAGTCCAGGTACTTACAACTATATTGAATTTGATACTAGAGGTATTGCACAAACAGGAGTATTAAAAGATTATGTGGAAGCAGGACAGGGTGTTAGCAAACTTGTCAATGACGCAGGTTATCTAACAGGTATTGGTAGTGGATTAAGATTTGTTGGAAATGATTCAACTGGATTTAATGTACCGGCTCCTGGTAATGATATTACATTTGAAGGAACTAGAGGTATAACAGTATTTGCATCAAACGAAACTGTAACAATTCAAGGTCCGTTTACAAATACAGGACAGATTTCAGGCGATCTTCAAGGTAGTGTTTTTGCAGAAGATTCGACAGTTTTAGTTAACGCACTTGATGGAACACTAGCAACATTATCATTGGATAGAGCAGGTGCGGCAGATGGCGAGGTGTTATCATACTCAACAGCATTAGGAAGATGGCATCCTGTTAATTTAACATCTGGTGGTGCTGTGCAATACACTGATGCACAGGTTGATGCAAGAATTGTTAATGCTGGATCGGCCAATTGGAATACAGCGTACGGTTGGGGAGATCACTCAACAGTAGGGTACTTTACAACCGCGGCACTTTCCACAACAAGTATTACAGAACTATTTGATGTTAACACACAAACAATAACACCTGTTAATGGAAATTCATTAATATGGTCAAGTGTTAGACAACAATGGGAACCAGGAGTTGTGCAACCTGCTCCTTTATCATTCACGGACCTAACAGATACACCAAATATTATTGCGGCAGGACCGAGATTTATTTTAGTTAACAATGCAGGTGGTACGGCACTAGAATGGTTGTCATTATCAACAAACAACGTTCCTGAAGGAACTAACTTATACTACAGGCAAGACAGATTTGATACAGCATTCGCGGCAAAAGACACAGATGATTTAACTGAAGGTACAACAAACTTATATTATACATCTGCTCTAGCAAATTCAGATTTTGATACGAGATTAGCAACCAAAACAACAGATAATCTTGCACAAGGCTCAACGAACAAATACTATGCTAGTTCATTATTTGATACAGATCTTGCAACAAAAGATACAGGAGATCTAGCAGAAGGTACTAAATTATATTATACAGATGCTAGAGCAGATGCACGTATTGCCTTGGCTTCGGTTGGTGATCTGTCTGATGTGGACACAACATCAAATGCACCTAACACAGGACAAGCATTAATTTGGCACGCCGGTGTTGCTAAATGGATTCCAGGAACCATTGGCGG